AACTGGACTTTAGTAGTACCATTTGAAGATGTAGAGATCATAATGTCTTCACTAACGGAGGTTATATAATGGGATTTGCATATGATGACAAAAGAAACTCAAACTACTTAGGTAGGTTTGACAGAACTAATCAAAGTGATATGATGGAATTAAACATCGCTAAAAAGATGGTTAAGCATTTCAACAAAGATCAAAGAAATAATAAATCCTTTGACATCTCCGGCGCAGTTGTAAAATCAAATCCATATAGATGGAGAATAGAATACAGAGGTCGCGAAGTCTTTAAAAAAGTTAAAGTAGAAGGTTTCAGCAAAGGTCCTGTTAAATTTGGTCCATGTGGCAATATTGCAGGTGGTATGAAAAATGCCAAAGTTGTAGATGCATATATCTACAGACGATACGAATACTAGAATTTCTCGGTATCTTCCTTTTATTTCCTTATAACCGAGAGAGGAAAGGGGCCCCACAAGGGCCCTTTTTCATTTTAAACATATAAATAGACTTTAATAACGGAGATATAAATGGCAAACTTAGATAACGTATTTTTAAAGAAAGCTTTAGACAGGACCTCATTTAATATTGGTGAGAAAGATATGCAGTCCACCAAGTACAAGTCTGAGATTCGATATCTTTATATGCAACACATGTTTCCTAAGTTTCCTGAAAGACTCTTTGTATCTCAAGTTAATAAAAACAGTCTAAATAGAGCTATTGGTGCATTAAAAAAAGAAAATGGAGCTCAGTTTCAGAATCTATTAAAATTTCAACCAGGTGGACTTGGACCAGGAGAAGTATTAATGTATTTTCTTATTGATGGCGCTCAACTCGGAGGTGCAGGATCTGCGGGAGTGGATCTAGTAGTGGGCTCAAACAAGTATGAGATTAAAGCCGCAGTCATTAAAGCAGATGGAAGTGAAGCATTAGGATATAAAACTGGTGGTACATTTAATATTGCAGATTTGATGACAAGATTTTCAGATCTTAAAAGAAGATCTAGTGGTGCTGGCAGTATGACAGAAATAGGTGTTAAAGATATTGCAAAAATTAAATCAAGTGGACTTGAAACTGAATTTAAAAAGTTAAATGAAGATTATGCGAAAAGAGCTTATGATAATTATTTTAAAAATCATGAGATTATGTTTATAAGAAATAATCCAGGTGCTAATATAGGAACAGTAGAAGCTGTCATGATTCCCAAACTAAAACAAATAGGAATAGAAAGAATGACTTCTGGTACAATCAAGCCAACAGTGTTTTTAAAGAGATGAACTTTTCAGACTTCATAGATCTTAATGAGGCTAAGAACACTCATATGACTCATATCGAGGATCGAGTCATTTATGGTGGTGTTAATGGTACTCGTGAAGCAATATTTGCTCTTAGAGATTTAAGAGATATGTTAGGTGGTGTGAAAGATGGAAGTGTGAGTGTTAAGTGGGACGGAGCACCCGCAATCTTTTGTGGTACTGATCCATCTGATGGTAAGTTCTTTGTTGCAAAGAAAGGTATCTTTAATAAAAATCCAAAGATCTACAAGACAAATAAAGACATTGATGCTGATTCTGATGGTGCACTTAATAAAAAATTAAAGTTAGCACTTCAATACTTACCAGATCTTGGAATCAAGGGTGTTATTCAAGGAGATTTTTTATACGGTCCTGGTGATTTATCTAAGCAAAAAATAAAAGGAAAAAAGTATATAACCTTTCACCCAAATACTATTGTGTATGCAGTTCCAGATGATACACCTTCGGCTATGGAAATTAAAAGAGCTAAGATCGGAATAGTATGGCATACGACTTACATAGGCAATTCATTTGAAAGTATGAGAGCCTCATATGGCGTAGATGTTAATAGACTTAGAAAGTCACCAAATGTTTGGTCACAAGATGCCATGTTAAAAAACGTTATGAGTGCTACTATGAATAAGAAAGATACAGACACAGTGAATGAATATCTAAGTGAGATAGGACGAGTGTTCAATAGAATAGCAGGATCTACACTAAGACAGCTTGAAGCTAACAAAGACTTAGCTCAACATATTGAGCAGCATTCAAATACTTTTGTAAGAGCCGGTCAAATTCCGCCAGATCCTAAAAGACGTGTAGCAGCTCTAATGAAATTTATTAACACTAAATATAAAAAAGAAATTGCTGGAAGGAAAACCTCAAAAGGCAAAGCCGGACAACAAAAAAAGCTTGATGAACTATTAGATTTCTTTTCACCACGCAATAGATCGAGCCTAGAACAAATGTTTGATCTACAAAGACTTATTGTTCTTGTAAAATTAAAACTTATAAATATACTAAACCGTCTTAATAAGTTAGATACATTTGTTAAGACTAGAAATGGATTTAAAACAACAGGACAAGAAGGCTACGTAGCAATAGACAGACTTGGTGGTGACGCGGTAAAGATTGTTGATAGATTAGAATTTTCATACAACAACTTTTCGCCTAATGTATTAAAAGGATGGGACAAAGCCGGGAGATAAAAATGAGTTTACCTAAGAACTTAAAACTAACAGATTTAATTCTGAAAGAACCTGTGGACTTCAAAGCCATGGGTCAAGATGATCAAATTAAGTATCAAAGACATCGCAGAAGAACCAGTTACACAGGTGGAGAGTCTGTTGCATTCACATTTGGTTCTAATAAAAGAAACATAAATCCAGAAAACCTTACTCGAGAAGATATAAAGTTTCTAAAACAGATGTCGAAAGATGATCTGAGAGAAGCACTTACACTTATTCAAAGAATAAGACGAGGAAGGATGTTAAAAAGAATTAAAGCAAAGATACAAAGAGGAGCGAGACTTGCAAGAAGAAGAGTTGCTAGTCTGGCAACATTAACTAAGAGAGCAAGAAGAGCAGCTCGTAATCTTATTCTTAATAAAATAACTAAAGGCGTTAAAAAAGGAGATCTTCCTTTTGCTCGTAGACAAGAGTTAGAAAGAAGATTAGAAAAACCCGCTATTGCAAGAAGACTAGCTACGATAGCAAAAAGATTAATACCACAAATGAGAAAAGCAGAAATACAAAGAAAGCAATCAGCGAGGGCGAAGTCATAATGATAAAAGGTTTTAGTCAATTTTTAGTTGAAGAAGAAAAGAATGTTTTCTTCACGTTCGGCAGAATGAATCCGCCGACAGTAGGTCATGGTTTACTTATTGACAAACTAGCTTCTATGTCTAGTCGTAATCCTTACAGAGTATACTTATCGCAGTCACAGGATTCTAAAAAGAACCCTTTGTCGTATAATGATAAAGTTAAGTTTTCTAGAAAGATGTTTCGAAAACATGCTAGATCAATAATGATGAATAGAAAAGTTAAGTCTGTAATGGATGTTGGTACAACATTATATGATGAAGGATTTAGAAGTATAACAATGGTAGTAGGTAGTGATAGAGTAAGAGAGTTTAAAGTATTATTAAATAATTACAATGGTAAAAAGAGTAGACACGGTTTTTATAACTTTAAAGACATTAATGTCATGTCTGCTGGTGATAGAGATCCAGACAGTGATGATGCATCAGGTGCATCTGCCACTAAGCAAAGAAAAGCAGCAGTAGATAATGACTTTGTCAAATTTTCACAAGGTCTTCCAAAAGATTCTTCTAATAAAGATGCAAAGGCCTTGTTCAACGCAGTGAGAAAAGGAATGGGATTGAAAGAAGAAACAGATTTTAGAAATAATGTAAAGCTTGACGCGGTATCTGAAATTAGAGAGAAATTTGTTAACGAAGATATTTTTAATATTGGCGATCAAGTAGTAATTAAAGAAACTGATGAAGTTGCAACTATATCGCACAGAGGATCAAACTATGTAATATTAGAAAAAAGTGATAATACAATAGTTCGTAAATGGCTTGATGCTGTTGAAGCACTTGATGCAAAAGGAATACAGGCTGTAGGATGGAATAACTATAAGAAGAATACTAAGAAGAGTATTAATCCAGAAAAGCCAGACGAAGGAACTAACGCATCAGCACAAAAGGCTTTAAGTATAACACCTGGACAGGCAATGGCGACAATCATGCCAGGAAATAAATTAAATTTTAAAAAGTTTACTGAAGTACAAGATCCTGTGAAATCAGCTAAAGCTAGAGCAGATAGAAGAAGTGCTGCTGTAGACAGAAGAAAAGATGCCATCAGCAGAAGAAACGACGCAGCTATTGACAGAGCAATAATGGTAAAAGCGAGAATGAAGACAAGGAATAATTAAGGGAGAAAATTATGTCTAAACTAAATATATTTGAGGAGTATGCAGATCTTTTTGAAGCAGAAGATATCGATCCAAAAGAATATGATTACGAAGGAGAGATGGCAAAGGATCAGTTGGTGACTATGGCTGATGCTGCATCGGAACTGCACGATATGTTAGACGATACTGAAAATCTTCCTGAATGGTGTCAGAATAAAATATCAAAAGCAACCGATTATATCGATACAGTTAGAGACTATATGTTAGCAAAGAAGACTAAAGCTGGTGGTGATGAACTTGACGATATCGAAAAAGATATGAAAGAGTATAAAGAACTGAATCCTACCAAAGCTGTAAATAAGATGGCTAATAGTTTAGCTAAAAAAGTAAAGAGTATGAAGAAGAACGAAGATAACGTAGACGAGATTTCAGTAGGAATGAGAAACAAATATTATGATAGCGCTAAGAAGGATATAGAACGTGCAAAAAGTTCAGCAGTTGGTAAGATTCTTAGAGGAAAAGAAGCAGACGGAACTCGGCATGATCATTCTATTGAACTTCGAAGAATTAAGAGACGTGAAAAAGGCATAAAGACTGCTAAGGATCAAGCAATTAAAAATATCAGAAGAGAATTGTATCCAAAGAAAAAGACAAACGAAGCTGTAGCAAATGAGATATCAAAAAAGACAGTTGGTAATTATATTAAGAAAAGAACTTCAGATATTGCTGGCGCAGGTGGTGAAATGTCCGGCGACTTTGGTATTGGTCCAGATGATAAAAAAGCAAGAAGACACAGAGGCGTTAGTAATTTTGTGAAATATCAAAGAGGTACTAAAAGAGCCGTAGATAAACTCACAGGTAAAGCTAAAGTTCCAGCGACTGAAAATAATGATATGTACACTAAGAATACAGCAACAAAGGATAAGATGGCGTATAAAAAAGACAATCAAAGAAATGCGCCATATAAGCCGACATTAGAAGAATGGAAAAAGAATCTTTCAGAATCTGTATACACAGAAAAGTTAAAAGTATCTGATGGAATGGGTGCATGGGTAAAAGACTTTCAAAAGAGTGATGCTCCACAGTTCAAAGGAAAAGACAACGAAGAAAGAAGAGACATGGCAGTAGCCGCTTATCTATCAGCTAAAAGAGGAGATTAAAATGATTGATAATGAAGACAATGAAATTAATAATAAAATATATGCTGCTTACAAGTTGGCCACTCAAG